CGACGAAGTGAAGCGGCTTTCGACGATGCCAAGACTTAAGCGTTACTTCGATGCGCCTCGCGACGGAAAAGCAGTTATTGCCACCGAGACACCGGTTGACATCTATGATCCGCAGCGCGGCCATCTCAAGCAAGTTTTGCTGATGGATGGCGTCCGTTTTCGTAATCGTAGGCGTCAACTGCCGATTGTTGATTCGCACGATGATAAAACGGTTCGTAACGTCTTCGGCTCGATCCGCAATATTGCGATTGAGGACGGGCAGCTCGTCGGCGTGGCGGAGTTCGCAAGCGATCCAGAATCGCAAGTAGTCGCGACACGATATGCAGAAGGACACCTAACCGACTTTTCGATTGATGCCGTCATCATAGATCGGCAATACATACAGCAAGGGCAGACATACACGACGAAACGTGGCGTCGTGATTGACGGACCAGCGGAAATTGTAACCGCTTGGGAACCGCACAACGCGAGCATCTGCGCAACGGGCGCAGATCCGAACTCCACGGTAAGACGGTCATATGACCAGGAAATGGAAAGGAAAGCGAGTATGGATGAGTCGATGATGGCTCAACTCAAAATGCTTGGTCTGCCAGAAGGCGTGACCGACCCGATGGAAATCATCAAGTTTTTGGCAGATCACATGCCAAAACCTGAGATCGAAATCGAATCGATGGACAGCCCAAAACCTGAAGACGTTGCACGCGAGATGATGGGCGACGAAAAGAAGGTCGAAATGATGGCGAGCGAAGAAGTCGAGCGACGGCTAAAAGCAGATCGCACACGACGCCAAACCATCTACAGCGACGTTAAGCTCGCGAAGCTCGAACGAGCCTTTGCCGAGCAATTGATTGACGCCGGGGTAACAGTGGAAATCGCACGTGAAAGGATCATTCAGAAAATGGCCACTCAAGAGCCAGTTGGAACCAACGTACGAGTGACGGAAAGCTCGGAAGACAAATTTGCATCGGCTATCGGTGCAGGACTTGTGCAGCGTTCGCTTCGAGCCGCAGGTTTGCGAAAGCAAGTCGCATCGGTTCCAGGTGCTGACGAATTTGCTCGCATGGACTTGCGCCGCATGGCTACCATGTGCGTTGAGCGCATGGGAATCAAAACCGACAAGCTATCGATGCCAGAAATCGCACGTATTGCGATGGGCGCTCGCGGCGTATCGGCTCAGTACCGAGTGCAACGCGATGCCTATCACACAACCGGTTCGTTTCCCAACTTGCTACTCGACGCAGCCAATAAAACCTTACTGGCCGCTTACGAGGAAGCGACCTACACTTGGTCGATCTGGGCTCGTCAAGCCGCATCGGTCGACGACTTCAAACCGATCAATCGCATTCGCTTAGGCGAATCGCCAGACCTGGAAGCTATTCCAGAAGGTGCCAAGTATCCTGAAGGTGCGATGGCCGATGCGAAGACATCGTATTCCGTGCAGAAGTACGGCAAGCAGTTTACCGTGTCCTGGGAAACGGTCATTAACGACGACCTCGATGCCTTAAGCCGCATTCCAGCGATGCACGGTAACGCAGCTCGACGCCTTCAAAATAAGAAGGTTTATGAGGTGCTGACAAGCAACCCGACGATGAGCGACGGACAGGCGCTATTCTCTGCTTCGCACGCATCAGGCAGCAACGTATCCGGTAGCGCAGGGGCACCAAGTGTCAGCACGCTAAATACCGGCTTTCAGCAGATGATGCTTCAGAAGGGCATCAACAGTGATGCAATCCTTGGCCTAACGCCATCGTTCTTGATTGTGGCTCCTGGTTACTCGGCGACCGCTTTGGAAATAGTCAATAGCCAAAGCTACAACGCAACGAACAACAACGAAGGTGTGATCAACATCTACGGTGTGAACGGCGTTCGTCCGCTACAGGTTGTTGTCGAACCGATCTTGCACGCATCCTCGACAACCAACTGGTACTTGGCCGCGAACACGAACCAAGTTGACACCGTTGAGCTTGCGTTCCTCTCCGGTGAAGAGTCGCCGGTTTTGACCAGCGAGCAAGATTTCGATACCGACTGCTACAAGTACAACGTGCGTCAAACGTTCGGCGTGGCCGCAATCGATTGGCGTGGATTGTTCCGCAACTCGGCATGATGTTGAGTTTTTTCTTCCGCCCTAGCTCGATAGCGGGCTAGGGTTTTTTCACTAAAACAAAACGACTTTGGAGATTTTCAATATGGCCGGTATGCAAGATTTTGAGATTTTTTACGATGACTTCAATGGAGCGGTGGCGACGTTCCCAACGTCTGCCGATCCAGCAACCGCTTGGTTGGTCGATGACGTTTCCACAACTGGAACCCCAGTCTACACCAAGGGAACCAGCGAAGCGACGCTGACACTGAACAACGACAACGATGTGGTTGTTGTGGCGTTGCACTTCAACGACGCGCTCGATTTCGATATCGACGACATTCAGCGTGTCACCATGCGAGTCAAGATCGGTGCGTCGACGTTTACCAGCGGTTCGATTTTGTGCTTCGGCGTTGGCTCGGCACGCAACGATACCGCCGACCGCGTTGCCGCAAACGCTTGGTTCCGTATGCAAGGCGCAAACAGCACGAGCCTGGTTTATGCCGAGACTGACGACGGAACTCGTGACGTCGATGATATTTCAACCGGCGTGACACTTGGCACGACCTACAAAGATTTCGTAATTGACTTCACTGGCGGAAAATCAAACGTGAAGTTCTACATCGACGGCGTTCGCGTTTGTGCGTCGCAAACCTTTGATATGTCGGCCTATAGCTCCGGCTTGCAACCGATCATCCAGATCCAAAAGGCTGCGAACACAAACGTTGACAGTGTTGTGGTTGATTACGTCGAAATCGTTTGTAAGCGTGGTTGATTATGACGCTTCGCCAGATGATCGAAGATGATTCTGCAAAACTTGTATCGACGAGTGATTTCGGTGAATCGGTCGTGTACCGAACCCGGAATAACGTCGCACGAACAATAAATGCAGTCGTTTTTCGGCAACTGGCGGAACTCATAAGCGAAGATGAAAATCGGTCGGTGACAGTGTTTGAGGTGCACGTTGTCAACAGCAGCACGCTTGGCATTGCATCGACCGAAATTGACCTCGGCGGCGATACGCTTGATATTGCCGAGCGAGTCGACAAGACAGCCAGACCGCGAGCCATTGTGCAGATTCAAGAGCAAGATGAAGGGATGCTTGTACTGAGATGCCAGTAGCAGAGCCAGATATTGTCGAAATCCTCGAAACGATCGAAGAACGGCTCAGCCATCTTTTGGCCGAAGAGATCGTGCTTCCGAGTCGTGAAAATTACGACGATGGCGATGCTGGCTTGCCGCAGAGTCCAAAAGACAAGCAGATCATTGTTAGCCTTGGAGATTGCACACGCATACCGGAGCTGGATTTGCCAGCAAATCCGCCAAGGGAATGTTGGGAGGTTGACTACCGAATCCGATTGCGGCTGATGCCAAGTGAAACCGATCAGGAGTCGATTGATAAAAAACTGATTCGTTTCGTGCGTGATGTTCGGCGTGCGATCACAGGTGCAACCGCCTACGATCCAGAGTGGCACACGTTCGGCGGCGAAGCGATCGATGCGGCGTGGGGTTCAACGATGCAGCGATTGATACACGACGGCACAAGTCAAAGCGATGGCTATGTGTTGTCGCTGCTTGTTCGAATTCGTGTAGCTCCAGGTGCCTTATGATTTCAATGAACATTCAGGCCAAAATCGGAGAACTCGAAAAGGCACTCGGAGAGGATGCGCCAAAAAAACTGAAGCGTGAAATCAAGATTGCACTGAACGCAGCCGCGAAGAAAACAGAGTCGTTGCTGGCGAAAGAGATTTACAAAGAGATCATGGTTTCGCAGAAGGCAATTAAGAAAGAGATCAATCAAGTTACCAAAGCGACGGAAGATAAGTTAACCACAACAGTTCGCCAAAAAGAAAACGCAAGGCTTTCGCTGAAAGAATTTAAGCCACGGCAAAACAAGAAAGGCGTTCGCTATCGAGTCAGTCGAAAATCGGGCGGCAAGTTTATTGCAGGAGCGTTTATTTCCGAGGCACTTGGCGGACACGTTTACAAGAGAGTTGGCAAGGCAAGAAATCCAATTGACAAAAAACATGGTGTATCGCCTTGGGGCGTGACGGTCGTAAACAACCTGGACAAGCTCATCGTGGAACGCGATATCGAGCCAACGCTTATTAAGCAGATTGAGCGACGAATTCAAGCAGTCAATTTCAAGAAATCGCAAGGGTAAACATAGATGCCACTACTGAAAAAAATTCGTACGCTTGCCGCAAAGATTGAGACGACACCGGGAACCGCAGAAGCATTAACAGCCTCGGAAGGTGTTTTCAACGCTTACGATATTATGCTGCAACCTTCAATTGCAATGACCGATCGCGAAGGCAGCGGATCATTCAACTACCTAACCGCCATCACCGAAGGCCAGACGGCGACGGTGACATTCCGCACTGATATACCTTGGGATGGAACCGCAACAGAGCCAACCATTTTCTCGGTGCTGATGCCAGCGTGCGGCTGGACTGAAACCACCAACGTCTGGAAGCCGCGAAGCGAGGCACCAGGCACAAACGTAAAAACGCTGACGCTTGGTGTGTACGTCGATGGCTTGCTCAAGACCATCAAAGGTGCAGTAGGTACTTGGGTCATGACATTACCAACGGGCCGAATGGTAACGATCGAATGGACGTTCACCGGCGTCTATGTTGAGCCAACATCGACGGCGATCATTGCGCCGACATATCCAACCGATGCACCGCTGCGTTTTGCGTCAGCGGCTGCGTGCACGTTTAATAGCGTGGCGATGAAGGTCGAGCAGATCACGATTGACGCAGGTAACGAGGTGATCATGCTCGAAGATCCGACGCAGGCGAGCGGATTTATTCACGGCGTCATCGTCGATCGTCGGCCAACAATTCAGGCAAATCCCGAATCGGTTTTAGTTGCAACGCAAAACCGGCACAACATCTGGACGACCTACACGCCGTACGCGATTCAAATCACGCTCGATGGGCCGAGCACCTCGACGCTAGGAATCACCGCACCGAAGGCACAGATCCTCAATATCCAAGAAGCAGACCGCAATCGCGTTGTTGTGGATGATATCGAATTTTTGTGCACTAAGAACGGCGCAACACAAAACGAAGAACTGTACTTTACCTTCACACCGACCTAGTGAGACGTTATGGGCTTTTTACGACCTGGCGAAGAATACGATATCGAGTCGACGATTGGACCGGTCACATGCAAAGCGCTTAGTTTTCAACAGCAGCGCGAATTGATTCGGATCGTCAAGAATTTGCAAACGAACACCGATCCAGAAGAGGCTATGAACCTCGTTGAGAAAATCCTTGAGAAAGCGATTGTGCGTTGGTCGATTGGCGAAGCGTTTTCAGTGGCTTTACTGCTTGAAAAGATTAGTTTCCAAGAAGCAATGGAGATCGGCAAGAGAATCACCGAAGGCGGCAAGCTCTCGGAGATAGAGAGAAAAAAGTCAGAATAGCGGCACTGCTTTCGCGTGGCGAGCTTTGCCGAGGTTGCGGAAAAACGTGCTACGAAATATCGGCACCAGGCCAGCGAATCGAAATCGAGGATAGCAACGATCCAAGCAGCGTGTGGACGCTTGGCGAATGTCCGAGACGATTCGTGCAAGAAATAGTTGACGAAGTAAATCTAGCGCAGCCTGCTGACAGTCACCTACCAGCGACGGGCGGCGTGCTCGACCAATCGGCATGGTGGGTTGAGCTGTGGTTAGCGTTTCGCAGCGATTGCAGCCAGATTGACCAAGATAGAATAGAGCGAGAAAGACGGCATGGCTGACGTAAATAT